ATATTAAAGGTTTTACTGATATATCTGGGAACCTAACAGTAGTTGGCGATGCAACTGTAAAATCAGCACTCGCTGTTGAATCTACAGCAAATGTTACTGGTATTACAACACTACAAAATAAATTATATACACATAATGATGCATCGTTTGGATCTAATGTGTATGTGGTTGGAGATGTTTCAGTGAATTCTAATTTACACGTAAATAATGAGTTAGATGCTGATAAATTAACAATAAATAATATTGTGATGGATAACAATACAATATCTACAACATCTGGAAATTTGATAATTAACCCATTTGGTAATGAAGTATATATTACAAAGGGATTAACCGTAGATGGTTCAATTAATTTTACAGGTGATTTTATTAAAACAGATACAATTGTCCGTGTTACAGAACAGTTAGATGTATCCAATGACGGTACTGGTCCAGCACTTATTGTTACTCAATATGGTACTAATCAAAATATTGCTGTTTTTAAAAATGATACAAACGAAACTGTTGTATTCCATGACAATGGTGATATATCAATGAATTACAATTTAAATGCTGCTGGAAATATTAATACACAATCTAACATCAATGTTTCAGGAAATGCAGATATAAGCGGAAACTTAACATTATATGGTGGTAATATGTCAATTTCTGGGGATATTATACCATTACACAATGATGTTTATGATATTGGTAACAACACACATCGTTTTAAAGAATTATACTTAAATAACTCAATTCAGTTAGGTAATTCTACAATAAATACAATTGGAGATACATTACGATTAGAAAGTCTTCACGTAGATGGACGTACAGATATATGCAGTAACACGTTTATATGGTCAAATTTAGATGTTTCTGGAGATGTGGATATTTCGGGAAATATGACAATACAAAAAAATGCAACTATCAATTCAACAATGGATGTTACTGGTATTACAACATTCCAAGATAAGTTATATACACACAATGATGCATCATTCGGATCTAATGTGTATGTGGTTGGCGATGTATCCTTAGGTTCTCAACTCTATGTTGCAAACAATAGTACATTGGATGGCACATTAGATGTAACAAACAAAACAACATTACAAAATCAATTGGAAGTTTATAATGATGCGTCTTTCGGTTCCAATGTAAATATCAAAGGAGCCACTGATATATCTGGGAACCTAACTGTAGTTGGAGATGCAACTGTTAAATCAGCTCTCACTGTAGAATCTACAGCGAATGTTACTGGCATTACAACACTACAAAATAAGTTATTTACACATAATGATGCATCATTCGGTTCTAATGTTTATATACTTGGCGATGTATCCTTAGGTTCTCAACTCTATGTCGCAAATAATAGTACAATGAATGGCACCTTAGATGTAATAAACAAGACAACATTACAAAATCAATTGGAAGTTTATAACGATGCATCTTTCGGTTCTAACGTAAATATCAAAGGAGCCACTGATATATCTGGGAACCTAACTATAGTAGGCGATGCAACTGTTAAATCAGCACTCGCTGTTGAATCTACGGCAAATGTTACTGGTATTACAACACTACAAAATAAGTTATTTACACATAATGATGCATCATTCGGTTCTAATGTGTATGTGGTTGGAGATGTTTCATTGGGTTCTCAACTCTATGTTGCAAATAATAGTACAATGAATGGCACATTAGATGTAACAAACAAAACAACATTACAAAATCAGTTGGAAGTTTATAACGATGCATCTTTCGGTTCTAATGTAAATATCAAAGGAGCCACTGATATATCTGGGAACCTAACTGTAGTTGGAGATGCAACTGTTAAATCAGCGCTCGCAGTTGAATCTACAGCAAATGTTACTGGTATTACAACACTACAAAATAAGTTATATACACATAATGATGCTTCATTTGGTTCTAATGTGTATGTGGTTGGAGATGTTTCATTAGGTTCTCAACTCTATGTAGAAAATAGTACTCGTATAGATGGTACATTAGATGTATCAAATAATGTTGTATTGGAAAGTAAATTAGATGTTTATAAAGATGTATCATTTGGTTCCATTGTCTATATGGGAGATGTTGTATATCAGTTTTAATCACAAATAAAATATACCAAATATATATAAATGTCATTAGTAGCATTAAAAAGAAAAACAAACGCAACATATAAAACATCAAGTTCTGGTTCAAATGGATTTTCCATCAATGGAACACGTCGTAATCAAGGCTATATAGGTCAAACATCATTAAGTCGTCATTTAATCAAAACACCATATGGTGGTAATGTACCCAAAGGACACGGTGGATGTTGTGGAACCTATATTCAAACAAATATAAAACCCAGTGAATTATTATGTTTGAATAATTCCAGTGTTGTCAAAGGGTCATCTGTTAATACAAAAGGAATGATACGTGAAAAATACAAATATGTATGGCGTCCTCAACCCTATTCAAGTTTCAACCCTCGTGGAAATGCCAACAATAATAACAATTTACAAAGTAATTATATTGACTATGTAGCAAAGAATGCCATTGCGTCAAGTGTATTAAAAACCGACGGAGGATTATGTGATACACTTCCAACATCTACAAGTGCTTGTTCTGCACCCGTTGCTGAATGTAACATTACAAAATCAGAATGCGAATATAAATCTTTATCACAAAGTGAATATTTGAAAAAATTAAGTCAAATATGCTTAGCAAATGAAACCTTTTTCCAACCGGAGAACACATGTAAAACTCCATTTCCATAGATAAAAATTGATTTAGTATAATAATAGCCTTTATTATGTAAAAATATAATAAAGACAATGACAGAAGAAGAACTTATTTCCGAATATATGAACTCACTTAGTGATGACGAAAAATATGCTTTAGAAGTGGCAAAAAAATATTTAGGTAGCACATACGATTTAGTCAAAAGTAATGGATTTATAACTTGGAAAGCATCACAATCATAGAGTATTCATTGATTTAAAGTCCTTATATGAAAACCCTTTCATACTATCAATGACTGGTGATTTGAAACCTTGTTTGGTCTTTACTTTTTTTAAGAGCTCAAAATTGTATAAATTACCACCATGAATAAACTTGTTTTTGATACGTGGTATGCTGGGACGTTCATGCTTTTCATTATTTTCATTATTTTTGCCGTTTTCTTTTTTCGAAGTGGTCACAGTGTTATTGTTTGAATTATTTTTTTCTTTACTTTTGGGATTATTTTTTTTTAGTTTTGCAAATGGTCCGTCTGTAATCGGTTTATTCTTTTTATCTACATCAATATAATGAATTGTGTATAACGTGTTAGGATTACCATTTTCAGGTTGTTCATCATTATTCTCATTGGTGTTATTCTCATTATTAGTATCATTCTTTGAAACATTATCTTCTATTTCAGGGTAATAGACACATTTATTATCCATAAAAAATTCATAACAATAAAAAATACGAACATATTTCATTGCAATAACATTCAAAATATCATATGGATATGCTTCAGAACTATAATATGTAAATCCCAGTTTGTATGGGTCATAATGCATAAATACAGGATTGTTTCGAATGGTATAACACAGTATTCGTGTTTTCCATAAAGGTTCTTCGTCATTATTTATATTTTTCATAGTATTGTTATACTTTTCTACATCGTAGTATAGCGGGCTAATATTTTCATTTTTATTATCAACACGTGAAAATTCTTTAAAATAAGTGCTTTCCTTGTCAAATATTATTTCATTATATGTTTTTGGCTTTTCTTCAACAACAGTTGTTTTTGAAAAACAACACGAAAAAAAGTTAAATATAGACATATACAGTATAAGATAGATTATTTTTATATTTGTGTTTTACGATATTCAAATAGATTTTTCATTTCCTCATCTAAGAATGGTACTTGGATACGGTCATATGTTGTCTGGTTCGGATGTAGGCATACTAAATACAATCCACTAATAGTTTTTCCATATTTCTTTTCCAAGATCGTCTTATATACATTCAATTGGAGACTGTAATGCCAAAAGTTAGTATCAGGCAAATGACGAATACATTCTGTATGTGAATATTTTTGGTATTGGGGTTCAAACACAATTTCTTCACAACGTTTCCAATCATAAATTTGAAGACTACCGTCTGGAAGTTCAAATACCATATCAATAGACCCGGAAAGCTTCATTTCTTCATAATATACCATCCATTCTGTACGGAACGCTTTCAAATCTGGATAGTCTTGTACAAACTTCTTAAAATATGAATATTCTACTGAATCATTTTTCACGTCCATTTTATTATAATAACATTCAATGTCATAATGCATTAATGTTCCTGCAAGTGATGCCTTGTCGCGTTTTTCATCCCACATACCCTTGATTTGTTCTCGTGAAAGTTGATAATACTTGTAATTCGGATCAGATCCCCACTTGCGACCATTTAGAATATTATCTATAACACTATCCGCATCAAAATGGTCAAAGTGACTATGAACCCAAGTGGTGACAGATGTAAATGAACTATCGCCTTTCACAGTATAAATATGAGGACCTTCGTCAAACGAAATATGCGAGTCACGTTCGTGAGCATTTTTCACCGTCAAATAGTCTGGTTCCACCTTATTTTTCAAAAATTCCTCCATTGTTTTCATTATAACAATCACTCGTGTTTATGTAAATACTATACTAAAAAAATTTAATCAATTTTTTAACTAACTATATTTTCCATAGTTACCATCAAGTCAAATTAGTATGGACTGCCTACTTTGGTCCTTCATAGCATTTATCAATTTCAAATAAATCTTATTTAAATTGGCAGGGGCAAACTTATTATAATATTCAACGCTTTTTTTAGGGTCATCCACGACTAATGTTTTATGTTTGCTGGTCCATTTATTGAATAAGTCCAAGAATACATTTGTAATATGATTCAATATATACATCATTCTGTTATTGTCCCATATCTCCCACTTATTTTTATGATATACACACAAATATTGAAATTTATTACCGACGCTTTTTATGCTCTCTTTTACACTATAGCGTTCCAGTATAACATATAATGTATGTTCAAGACCATTCTCAAATACGTTTTGAAATAACTCGTCATAATTAATGTTTGATGCCCAATCACAAATTTCCATACCTTGCATATTTTCATTTAGCCAAGATACAATATGTGTTTTGTCCTGCTTTCGACCAATATGTGCTAATAATTTTGCGTTATCCTTTTCTAATTTGCTGACTTTTTTACATAAGTGCTGTAAATAATAGAACATAACATTCATATCGGGTATTGACATACATTTTTCCATTGATGTATTAGGTTCAAGCGCATTATGATAAAAGTTACAAAACATATAATGGTCTTGATGTGCCCTTTTTGTTTTATACCTATTTCCACAATGATTACAGCTATGCATGGTTTTTGATAATACATGTTAATCGTTTCAATATTATTTTCAATTTTTAATAGGTTACGCACATAAATATATAAAATAAATATATACTATACAATAATGTCAAATTACTTTGATAATAAATCATTATTTGTTGAGCCACAAGTAAATCAATATTCAAGTCATATGGTAATGACCGATGTAAACCCTGATATTAAAACAAAATACATTAACATTGATACCAAATTCCGTAATGATTACAATAGCGTAACAAATAATGTGAATTTTAATATTGATTTGAACGAAAATATTGGAAATGTATTGGATATGAAAGTTAAAAGTGTAGAACTACCTGTATCGTATTACAACATCAGCTCTCATTTGGGAAATAATTATTTCAAAGCAACGGTCATTGAAAATAATGTTGTAGGTGATAGCTATATAATTACAATTACTGATGATTATTATACAAATATTGACGACATTATTACAGAAATAAACGAGAGAATTGATGCTACTTTACCTGGTAACAATACAACACTTGCTCGTTTAACAGCTGTAAAGGAAAATAACAAAATTCTATTTTATAGTAATAATGGTGATACATCATCAGATTTCCAATTTATTATAGAGTTTGCTG